ACACCGTTGTCTGTGAAATACTGACGTCTCCAAGTATCAAATGTTGAATTATGATCTGATATATTTGGAAAATCGTTATCTGTAGATGTCCTGGTGTATACTGATGTTATTGTAGATGCCATTTTTGATTCCTAAATTATTGTTATGTTAACATTCTTATTTATAAGAGTTTAATCGTCTAGATAGTGCTTAACGGTAGAATTATCATGTTCGTTGAGCGCAATAATAGCATAATGCAACACCTTCATTAGGTCCTTTCTATGGTCCTCAGCAGAGCCTTTTCTGCCGTAGCGTTGTGCGTATTTTAAAATGTTTCCTATGGCAAATCCTATGCCATGTCCACAATCACTAATAAATTCCGTAGACTGGAATCTGTTTCGACTGTAATGTCCTGTATAAGTAGCGTCGATATACGATTGGAGCTCCCTAATGAGAGCTCCCTCGTTGAACTTATACTCCGGTTCTTTAGCTTTCGCCATCTTCGTGTATCTCCTGTTCAGTTTCTTCGGTTTCTTCTAGTTCAACACTAGGATCAACCTTGGCATACAAATCTATGAATGCCTCTTTTGTGTCTTCGTCGAACCTATTAACACAAAGTTGAACAGCCTTTTGCTTGTCTTTGAATACTGCAAAAGCGTTAACAATATGTTCCAACCTTCTAGTTGAAATAAGTTCGTCAATGGCACCTTCGTAATATGTTTTACGAATTACATCACTCCAAGTAACAAGGTGTGTCGCGAAGTCTTCGTCAACATTGTTGACTTTTTCCATCTTCTTAATCACAATCTTTTTCTCGGTAGCCATAGTAGGGTACTCCTGCTCCACGGTAATAGCGAACCTTTCTAGGAATGCCTCGTCAAGTATGTTGGCAGAAATAAATTTGCCATCATCTGAACCTCGACCCTTAGTATTGGCCGTAGCCACTAAGTTAAAGCCGGGAGCAGGAGTTACGGTTTCGCCTGTCTTCTTGTTGAAATAAGGCTTCCCCTCAAGGATGGCTTGTAAGCACATCAACTTGTTTGAACCCCTATCGACTTCATCAAGAATAAGAACAGCGCCCCGCTTCATCGCGGTGAGGACGGGCCCTTCTCGGTAGACGACGTTACCGTCAACTAAAGTATTTCCACCGATTAAATCATCCTCGTCGGTTTCAATACTGATATTTACTCTTATCGCTTCACGCTTAAGATTAGCACAAACCTGTTCAACCATTGTAGTCTTACCATTGCCACTTAGGCCTGATATGAATATTGGGTAGAACATGCTAGTACTAAGGACTGTTTTTAAGTCCTTGTAAAAACCAAATGGTACGAATGTAGCGTCTTTTCCTGGGATAAGATCGTCTACTTCTACAGCTAGTTTAGCTTGAACAAGAGTCCTTGGAGCCTGGGTTTCTACCACAGCCAAAGGAGCTTGTTGGGATTGTGCAATGGGCTGTGCCTCTGCAACGCTACCACCAAACATGCTGGTTAAATTATAAACGCCTCTGTCAACTTTGACTTCTGGCATACCGTTAACTAACCATGCTGGGAAGCCAAAGCCTAAGCCTGATGCTGTCTCTATGATTTGTTTACGGGTAAATACTCCAGTGCCATTGTCCTGGCTTTGAAGTTCTGAGATTAATGTCTCTCTATCTATTGCTTTCATTATATAAGTCCTCACTTTTATTATTTAATATACATGTATTATGCACTCTGGCGAACCAAGAGTCAAGCATTTTATTACATTCTTTTGAAATCTTTTTGTCCCTTAAAGGGGCTATGGCAGGGGCTAAATCCAGGGTACCTAGGGTATGTCCTACTACTGAACCACCCCTTAGAGGGGTGCTAGTAGAGCCGTTTTTAAGTACTTCTATCATCTAAGCCACTAAGTCTATGATTTGGTTAAGGAATGTTCTAGAAGTCTTCTTGTTTTTGTTGAAGTTTCTGAACCCTCTAAGTAAGTCACCTTTCTTATTAGACTTAACTGTCAACTCTTCTGTACCTACATTAAGATCTTTTTGTCCTTTAAGGAGGAACCTACAGTCATATCCAAATGCTGGAGTAGTTGTAGTGAACTTGTTCTTAAGAACATCTTTCCATACTGTATCAACCCAAGTATTAGTTTCCCAATGGTTGGAGTCTTTGCCTTCCATCCATTTATCACTTTCATATTCACTATAAAAGTCATTTCTTTTACCGTCCACAATGTGGAAGTTAAGTAGGGTAGAACCTGTAACTCTTTTGTAATGTTCTAGAAGTGTCTGTGTAGTAACATTATCTCTTCTAGAGTAACCTGTCTTTGCTGGCAATCTAGTTACCACTGCACCATCTTTAATGGCAATAGCTTCTGAATATACATGATCAGTACCTACTCTGTCTTCTGTATCTCTACTTGTATTTCTGAATGTAATGCTGTCTGTAGCACCACCGTCTGTTAAGAATATTGTAGTAAGTAATTCTACATTGTAAGCTTTCTGAAAAGTCTTTGCCACTTCAGTTGCCATTAATATTGCTGAGTTCAGTGGAGTACCACCTAGTCTAAAATATTCATTAGTAATGTAACCATAATATTTTCCTTTGGCTGGATCTGCGTAGTATCTGCTAGCTCTGCTGTAACCTATTTTCATAAGTAATAAGTATGACATTGCGTTAATAAATTCTGACTTCTTACATGTTGAACTTAGCATGTGGACAAGTGCAAAGTTTTTATCTGTCATCAACATCTCACCGTCTGCTGCGTCCTTAATTGCTTTTTTATTTACATCTTTGTTCTCACTCCAAGGACTAGTATCAATTGACTCGTCTTCGTTATCGTACATTGGACGATTGTTTGAGAAACCATACACATCAAAAGGAATGTTAACTTTTCTGCAGAACATTGCCATGTTCATCATCTGTTCTAGAGTACCTTCCATTTGTCTGTGCATACTACCTGATAAGTCTACATACATTATGATGCCATGGTTCTTACCGTTAGGAACGATTGTATTCTTTTGGAATAAATCTTCTGTCAATTTGTAAGCCCAAAGTTTATCCTCATTAAGATCTCCTGACTTAGCCTCTCTAGCCTTCTTGTTAGCTGAAGCTGCTTTTTTAAGTTCAAACTGTTGAGCCATGGAGCCTATAATTGGAGCTGTTTCTTTAACAAACTCTTGATATAATTTGTTGGCAATCTCTGGAAGCTTAGCATCATCAACTTCTATTTCGTTGTAGTAATAGTCGTCTTGATTTTCGTCCCATTGTTTAAGTTCTATTGACTTGTTCCAGTTATATAGTTCGTTCATTGGAACAATCCAGTCTTTAGCCTTGAACATTTTCTGAGGGCTAACATATTGGATTGGCTTAGCGTCTACATCTACAAGTTCTGATTCGTTTTTTCTAAACTCATCATCTGTAATTGACTTCTGGCCTTCACCTTCTAGGAAGTCTTTCATTTTAGAAACTTCTTCCATTGCCTCAGCAAGTTCTTCTTTTTTCTTGTTGACTTCGTTAGTATCATTCTCAAAAAGTTCTTTAGCTTTTTCTTCAGCTTCCCATTCTGCATTTCTACGAGCTCTTTCTTCTTGACGTTTCTTGTTTTCTTCCTGCCACTCTTGCTCTCTACGCTCTTGGTAATCTTCGTCTGACTCTTCCTCACCTTGTGAACCACCTGGTGTGCCTGGCTTAGGGTTACCCCATTCATCTTTGTTAGGGTCTTCTTTTTCTTCGCCTTGACCCTCGCCTTCACCTTCGCCTTCTTCAGACTCTTCTTGTTTCATATGATCTGGTTGGTAATCATTCCAATCAGGTTGTTGTTCTTGAGCATCGTCCATTTGAGACATCAAGTCATCCATCATTTGTTGTAATGGTTCAAGCTCGTCTTCTCTATCCTCAGCTTCTTGTTTGGATATATCTGCTAGTTCATTAGCAAGTAATTCTACATCTTCCCATGTTTCAGTCTTTGCAACTCTGTCTAGGAAGTTCTGTTCTGTTTCTGAAAATTTAAGACCTAGTAAGTGTCCTATTTTAAAATGAAGGTTAACTCTATCTACAAATGGAAGTGTTTCTAAGTTTCTATTTTTAACACCAAAAAAGTCTTTGTCGAATAATTCTTGGTAACCTCTGTGGAATGACTTAACAAGTCCTGGATATCTTTGTTTTACTTTACGCTCAATTCTAGCGTCTTCTATAATGTTAAGAAAAGATTTAAGTGAAGGGTTATCAATAACTGTATCATGCCATCCTTCTTCTGGAGTTTCGTGTGCATGTCCTACTTCATGTCCAACAAACAAATCATATAAATCATTAG